CGCGACGCCCGGTGCCTCGAACAAAGGTCCGATCGTCGGTGCCTTTAAGCTCGGCGGTGCCGTGTTTTATCGCAACGGCCTGGCGATCGAATCAACGAATACCGATCAAGACGACTTCATCATGAATTTAACTACCATCCGCGTCGAGCAGCGATTAACGCTGGCGGTCTATCGCCCGAAGGCATTCTGCCGCGTGATCAACGCGTCGTAATTACAGGAGTTTGATGATCCCGGATCGAGATTATTACGAGGACGCTCACGGCAAGCTGACGACTGACGCTAAGAAAGCTGTCGCACAGGTTGCCGTCAAAGGTCACTTCCTCGATGAGCGGATAGCTCACCGATTCGGGATCACCGACACACTCGTTTCAGTTGACGAGCCAAACGCCCCGCGACGGGTAACAGGTCGTAATGAATCCTCTGTTCAGATCCGAAAGGCTGACGAGGAAAAACAAGAACCGCAGGAACCGGCGGAAGCTGCCGAGCCCAAAGCTGAAGAGCCGAAGTCAGCAGCTAAAAAAGGAGACAAAAAGAAATGAGCAAATGGGTACCACAGGAGACGCCGGGAACGACGTCGATCGCCACTACCAGCAACACCGACGAGTACTTGCTCGTCAAGAAGACCGGCAAGATTACTAGCGTCGGTTTATCTTCGCTATCGGGGTTGGCAACGGACAACACCAACTACTTGACGTTCTCAGTCACGAATCTCGGCCAGGCCAATGCGGGCACAGCGGCATTACTTGCCGCGACCGATGCGAACACGACCAAGACAACCGGCGGATCCGCGTTGACAGCAAATGTCACGCGGGCACTAACGCTTACCTCGACGGCCGCAGACCTGAACGTGACCGAGGGCGATCTTCTCCGGTGCCGTGCAGCATCCGCTGCCACGCTCGGCGGTGCGGTTACCCGTCCGATCTGGAAGATCATCATCAAGTCGACGCAAAGGTAACGAATGATCGGTGATGGCGATGTTGCGGCGATCATGGGGAGCGGCGATTTCGATGAGGAAGCGGTGTTCAACGGCTCGATCACGGTTCGCGGATGGTTCACCGATGAAAGCGATGCGACAAACCTGTATGGCCAGGTAGATATCGAGGCCCAGAAGCCGAGCATGATCTTTAACACCGACGACCTCGGCTCCGTCACAAACCGCATGAGCGTCGTCGTCAGATCGAGGACGTTCACTGTGGAGCGAATCGAGAAAAACGGCACAGGCTTGTCGGTTGTCTGGCTGAAAACGTAAAGAGGGAAAGATGAGAGTAAAGATCGACAATCCAACGCATTGGGACGGAAAACGTCGCGAGGCCGGTTCGGTGATCGAGGTTCCGGCCGAGACGCAAGAGCTCAACTCTTCGTGGATGAAACCGACTGACGAAGACCTTAAGGATGCAACGGCACCGCCTCCTGAGAAAGCCGCCGCACCAAAGGCAGCGGATAAACCGGCCGACACGTCGGCGAATTGATATTTGAATGCCCGATTCGAAACGCCAGCGGATAGTTGCGGCGGCCGTCGAGCGAATGAAGCTCATCAACGGCACCGGCGATTATGTAACAGATCTTAATGATCAGGTTGCGGACTCGCGGACAAACTGGCAGCAGGACGAATTGCCCGCGGTCAGTGTGTTTGACATGAACGCTGAGGCGACGATGACATCGGCCGGCGGACAGAAGGGGGCGGTTCACGCGATGGGTTTGAGCTTTCGGGCTTTTGTCGTACGCGGTTCTGACGCCTCAGCGGTTCGGCAGCTGTTAGCCGATATACAGACCGCCATTCGCCAGGACGAAACGTGGACAGACGGCAGCGGACCGATAGCGATGCAGACACGCCAGATCGGCGACAGCATCATTCGAATGCCTGAGAGTTTTGAGATCGACGGCGGAACCGTAGATACCGAGGTCCAATTTATAACCAAAAAATTCGATGCAGTTACTTAGGAGCGAAAAACGATGATTCCCGAAACAACCACTCATGCTTATGGACACGGCGAGCTCTGGCTTGCCGATGCTGTCGCGGGTAGCTTCCCGACGAGCTTTCCGCTTTCGCTCTCTGACATAGACAATCTGGAACTGACGCATGCCGCCGACAATATCGAGCACGTCAACAAACAAGGCCCGATCGCGGAAAAGGATTTTAAGGCGACCCGCATGGTCACCAAGACGGGAAAGATCACGTGTGCCCAGGACGATATCGATATGCTCGTCCTGTATCTTTATGCGACCAAGGCAACGGTAGCAGGCGGATCGGTTTCGGCAACTGCTTTTGACAAAAATCCGGCCGCTGTCGGCGACACGCTTCCGCTGCCTGGCCGCAAAACAAAAGCCTCATCTCTCATCATTACCGACTCTGCAGGTTCGCCCGCGACGCTCGTACTCGGAACTGACTATTATGCCGACGCAGACGCGGGCATGGTCAAGATCCTGAACCTCGGCTCGTACACACAGCCCTTCAAGGCAGCCTATACCGAAGCCGCCGGATTCTCGCTCGATCTCTTTACAACCGCTCCGCCGATCAAGGCGATGCGATTCAAGCAGATCAACGTCGCCAACAATGCCGCCGTCCGTGTTCTCGATTTTCCAAAGATCTTCATCAGCCCCGCTGCGAGCTGGGCACTGATCAATGACGGCAATGACGTCAACAAATACGAGATCGATTTCGAGGTCCTGAAAGACGCAGCCGCCACCACGTTCCAGGTCGGCAAGTGGAGACAGTAAAAAGCTAAATAATTTATGACCATTGATCCATTAAAAAGGGTGGTGCGGGAAACCACAGCACCCTTCGAATTTACGAATGACGCGGGCAAGGTCGAAACGACCGACATCCGCGTCCAGTATTTTTCGCTCACGGTCAAAGAAGCAAAGGACCGGCACGCCAAGCTCGAGGCGATGGGCGAAAAAGAAATGTACTGGATGAGCGAGCAGCTTATCGATATCGGGCTTTGCGGACTACCGGACCTGCTCGATCCAAAGACCAAGAAGCCGTGCAAGATCACGGTCGAAATGCTTGATAACTTCTCAGCCAAAAATTTGCGGGAGATCAAGAAAGCGATCGACGACGACATAACCCCAAAAGCTCAGCCCGTGACATAGCCGCGTGGCTACAATCGGGCGGCAAACTAAAGTGGGGAAGCCCTGATGGATATCTAATCTTATTGCTCGCGAAAGAGTATGGCCAATCGCCGGCCGATGTTGAAAACTGGCCCGTTTATTGGTTCGACAGAGCCGTTGCATGGCTGCATGGACAGAGCCTAGAGGACGCGAGACAGGCCAAGGAAAGGCAAAAGAAAATGACCCGGCGATAAACGTTCGGGTCTTTTTTGTAAACAAATGGCACTCGGAACCGATTACCTCCTGAAGTACAAAATCGTCGCAGACGCATTCTCGGCAAAGGCGGAGATCAAGAGTCTTGATGACGCCCTTGGAGCTGTAGGTAAAAAGGCTGCTACGTCGCTCGGTTCGCTTGCCGCTCCCGCGGGTGTCGCTATCGCTGCCATCACCGGCGTCGGCGGAGCCCTCTTTGGCCTTTCAAAACAAGCCGCAGAATACGGTTCGATCATTCACGACGCCGCAGATCAAACAGGGCTTCAAACCGAGACGCTGACGGCGATGGACCTCGCCGCAAAGCAAAGCAACACGACATTCGAGCAAGTCACCAAAGCCGTTTCGAAATTCACGATCACGGTCGACGCCGCCACGCAGGGAAACAAGGAAGCGATCAAAACCCTTGAGCGTTTGGGCGTCACGCCAACAGAAGCGGCCAAGAGTCTTGACGATGCCCTAGGGAAAGTTTTCCAAAAGATCGTTAACGCCAAAAACCCGATCGAGCAAGCCGGTCTCGCCGCCGCTGCGTTCGGCAAGAAGATGGGGGCTCAGTTGCTTCCATTCATTCAGCAATTTAACGGGAATCTGCCTGGGCTGATCGCCAAAGCGAAAGAGCTCGGTTTAACGCTCAGCAGGGAAGACGTGAACGCCGCCGATGCTTTTGGCGACGAGATGGACCAGTTGCAAATGCAGATCGGTGCGGCCGGTCGAGCTATCGGCAAGGAGTTCATGCCCGCCTTCACCAAGATGGCGGAAGACGTTAGCAGTTGGCTGGCTGAAAATAAGGGCGAGACAAAGACCTGGGCAGACAGCTTTGCGGATTATCTGACCGATATTGCTTTTAAGTTCAAAACCCTCGGCATCGATGTCCGCGAGGCCGCTGAAGAGATCAGTGCTCTTTTCAGCATGGATCAAAATGCTTTTACGATCTTCGACACCGAACAAAAGATCTATGAAAAGTATCAGAAACAACGTCAGGACCTGATCTACAGCTCCTCTCATCCCGGTCCCGATTACGGCGAGCCATATCTGCCCGGCGGGAAACGTCCTGGCGGTAAAACCGGTGACACGACGACCAGCGGAGCGGGCTCCACGGCAAAGGCCGCAAAGATCGGCGACGCAGCTCCGAGCAAGCGAGCTGTTGAGGTTTTGAAAGCTGTCATCGCTCCGTCCAAATTCGATGCGGCGATGAAAGAGGCTGCGTCGCAGGTCTCGAAGGAAACCGGCATCGACGAGGACATTGTTTTCACGATGCTCAAGGCGACGGTCTTTCGTGAAAGCAGCGGCATCGCCGGCCAGACAAGCTCGGCGGGAGCGAAAGGCCTGACGCAGCAGATGGGCGGGACGGCGAAACGGCTCGGCCCTGGTAATGAATTTGTCAGAGCGGCCCGATATCTCACACGTGGATTCGGCGGCGAGGGTTACGAGGCAGGCGGTGCGTCCGAGGCTTTTGCAACATATTTCGCTGGCGGATCAGGAACAGGCCGCGGGGCGAAAACCAAAGACTACGTTCGCGATCAGACCTACGTTTTCAACCGTGCCAAAACCATTCTCGAAGGTCAGCAGAAAGTAAACGACAAGCTGAAGGACCTGAACGACGAGCAGATCAAAAACGATCAGGACGCCGCCGATCGTAAATACGAGATCGGCCAGACGAGCACCCAGGTCGCGATCGAGCTTGCCAAACAGGAATACGATTCCTCGCTGAAATACGGCCAGTTCGATGACGCGTACGCGGCCGCTCAAGAGGTCCACGATAAAACCGTCCAATCGATCGAGGATGAGATAGCCGTCCTTCATGAAAAGTCCCTCGCGACCAAGGCGGGATCTGATGAAGAGCGTCGAGCGGTCGATGCTGAAACTCAAGCACGCGTCAAAGGTGATCTTGCCATCGCACAGGCTGACGCCGAGCTCGCTAAAAGCACCGAGGAAGTGCAGGACAAGCAGGCCGATCTATTCATCAAGATCACGCAGAACGCCGACAAGGCGAAAGACGCTATCGACAAACTCGGCGTCGGCATGGGCAGTCTCATGGACGACGTTATCAAGTCCACGAACGATCAGGCCGCCCATCAGATGGACAACACGGGCCGCGGCTCGTTTCTCGATGCTCTGTTCGGCGGGTTAGGCGTCGACGAGATGCAGAACGACGTCGATCGTCGAAAGGCAATATTGTCGGATTTCGGTTCTTTTGCCTCGGATATTTTCGGACAGATGGCGAATGCCGTCGGCCAGTCGATCGAGGCCTGGGCGTTGTACGGGGAATCGATCGGTACGGCCTTAAAGAAAGCAACTGCCCAGGTACTTGCCCAGATGGCAGCACAGGCCGCCGTTAAAGCGATATTCTACGCCGCCGAGGGTCTCGCGGCTTTGGCGGTGGGTGACGCAGCGGCCGCGGCTCAATTCTTTGGGGCAGCTGCCGGGATGGGGATTATTGCTGTTGGTGCGGCGGTTGGAGCCAAGCTTGTCGCCGGCGACAGTTTCAAAAATCAGGGCGGCTCGAAAGGTACTGCGGGATCCGCAGGCGGCACAGCGAATACATCGACAGGCTCAAATGCCCCGCTCACGCCATATTCCCGTTCCGGTCCGGATGCGTTTATTTCTGGTCGTCGGCCGATGCAGGATCCGGCGTTGACGGCAACACTCGAGCGGTTCAATAGGGTGATGGATGGAATGCAGCCGATGTCGCCGGGCGATGTTCTGGTCAAGGGAACGGCCCAACGCCCTGGACACATTACGCAGACGCATATCGCCGAGCTCGGGAGTAATGCGTCGTATTCGAAACAGATCTTGCAGCGACACAGAGCGGGTTAATAAAACGTTATGCCATTGGCTGACTATGAAGAGATTGACCTGACCGGCCTCGACATCGACGGCTGGAAGCGGGGGTTTTCGGTGATCACTCACAAGCTTGGTGAGGGCGTAACCGTTGCCGCTCGCGTCGGCTCGACTCATGGCATGTGGTCGTGGACGCTGAGCTCGGGAGCCCAGCCGGATCGCGACACAGACCAGATCAATAGCCTGTCGCGGTTCGAATATTACCAGGACTTTATCCAGCGACACACGACCGGCGACACCCGCGTTTTCGTGATCGATTTCCGGGGCAAAAAATGGACCGCCGTATTCCCGAACGTCGAGGAAAGCGGCAGCATGCACACCTACGACCTGTTCGATATCAGCGACGTCCAGATCGATCAGGAGGTGGTGACGGGTGAGACGTATGCATCGGACGGCTCGATATCTACCCCGGACCCGCCGAGCGTCCCAACTGGATTTCGCGGAAGCGTTGCAGGGCCGACAGATATTTTACTTGAGTGGGATGCGTCTGTTGACGATGTAACTCCAAGTATCCCGGAAGATTTGACGATAACGGGGTCGGATGAAACGACCATTAGCCTGTCGTGGAGTCCTTCTATCGATTAAGTATGTCAGTTGACCATTACATCTTGAAGCGAGCTACTGACGCCGGGTTTACCACTGGCGTGGTGAATACCAATGTCGGGAATGTTACCTCGTACCACGACACCACCATATCAGCCGGAATCCCATATTTCTATAAGGTCGAGGCGGTTGATAATGACGGCGAACACTCGGGCTTTTCTGATGTGATCTCGATAGCTACTCCCGTCGATCTAGTTCCTGAGGATCTTGTGAGCATGACCGAATCGCCAACCGGTACGTGGGTTGCGACTGGTGTAGGCGGACCGGGAAATGTTTGGACATATCACGCCAGTTGCCAGCAAAAACTCCCAGCGGGTGTTAATGGGTATGTTGAGGTTGAGCCCACGGTTGGCACAACGGCCTTTGGCCTTATGAACGCCGACACCGTTGGCAATTATTCCACGATCGATTATGGGGCCTTCAATTTTTCCGGCACTTTTTATCTTCCGACAGTGGTTGATAGCGGTGTCGGCTATTCAGCCGGGGACCTGATCCGCGTTAAGCGTGTGTCGGGAACCGTCAGTGTAGTTCGTGTAAGGTCAGGCGTCGAAACGATCATCAATACTTACGGCGGAACGCATAACGGCGACTTGTTCATTGGTTTTGTTCTGGAGGATGTTCCTCATACGTTCACGAATCCATCTGGTTCGGGTGTCATCGATAAATAAATGTCAGTAGATCATTACATTTTAAGACGGGCAACGGACGCTGGCTTTACTACCGGCGTGACGGACATAGATGTTGGCAACGTCACTTCTTATGATGACGATGATGCGGCCCTGGCTTTAGGCGTTAATTATTACTACAAGGTCGAAGCCGTTGACAATATTGCCAATCATTCAGGCTTTTCATCGTCTGTTGCAGGAGCGATCACACCTCCCCTGGTTCAACAGGAGGCTGTGGGCCGCTCCTCAGGTGGAACGGTAGCCGGATGGGCTCAGAATACGATCTTCAGCAACGGTTCACTATTCACATATAGCTCGGGGTCCATCGATCGGACGGGCCTGATCAATTCCGCAACCGATGAGGTTTACTACAATCTGCGGTACACGACCACACCGGGAGGGCACTTAGACGGCACGATCACGGGGCTGACGCCTGACACCTCCTATCTGATCCGCTGCCATTATTACGCCCGAGGCGTTGCTCCGGCAATCGCCGAGATGGTCATGAATTCCGTGCCCGTCGCGGAGATCACCTACAACCCGGACAACCAGGCCCGCATTCAGGAATACTACGTCACCTCGGACGGTTCGGGAGAAATTGCGATCTCGCAGACGTATGTATCCGTTAGTTCTTTCATCAACGGACTTCAGGTGTTTCTAGCTGATCCTCCAGCGGATGCCGTCACCAAACAAGTTGTCTTTGTTGGTGATTCTTTGTTTACGGCTTTTCCGAATTGGGGCGATTCGGTTGCCGAGCAACTAGCAGTTTTACGAAGCGGAAACGCTTACAACCAACGAGCTATTTTAAGGTTTGATCCGGCGAATACGATGCGGACGCGATCCGTCGCTTTGCCCGGTGACACAGTGTCGGGGATGGACGCGAAGGCGTCGAATTTGGATTCGTATTACGACGGTGCTTTGTCGGCGAATGACCTCGTGATACTGATTGGCCACAACGACCTTGCCGCAGGAACGTCTGCCGCCACGATTGAAGGCGTCCTCGGGCCTTACGTGACCGCCCGGCAGGGAACCGGATGGAGAACATGGATAGCAACGGTTCCACCCGGAACCGATATCACCGCAGGAAAGGAAACGGCACGGCTGGCCCTTAATACTTATATCCGCTCCACCTATCCGACGAGATATATCGAGTTTGCACTTAATGCGGCACTCGATGACCCGTCGGACATGACCTATTTCTACACTGACGGGGTACACAACACGACCGCAGGAAAGGCAACGATGTCAGCGGCTGTTCATGCTGCCGTGCCTAGTTAAAAATGCCTAGTTTCGACACCGACACTCAAGACAAGATCGTGCTGCTTCGCGGGCTCCGAGCTCTCGGCACGCAGCTCGACGTGCACGAGCTGGTCAAGATCGCTTGGACGTCGGACCCAGATGATGCGGTGTATTACAGCGTCCAGCAAACAGATCAGGTTGCGGACCCGCCGCCGCCCGTGTCGCAGATCGAGGCAAGGATAATTCCCGATAACCGACCTAACTGGTTTGTGCCAGTGACGATCGACGGCACGATCGGCGACGAATCCATTGACCTGACGCTGTGGGACGGTGATTTCAACGGCGATGGCGGCGGTGCGATCAGCGATCTGCTGCTGGCGTTTGGCGAGGGCTGTGCGGTCACGCTGCTTTATTGGTTTCCGCAGGTCGAGCTGCTGCTGCCGATCTGGGACGGCCATCTCGAGTACGGCGGCGACAGCGATCTCTTTGTCGTAAAGATCAAGGCCTCGCAGGGTTTCCAATCGACTGATGAGGATATGCCGCGTTACGTGCCAGCGAAATACTGCCAGGCGGTTTATGGGGCTTTGCTCGCGACGCAGGAAGAGATCAATGAGGGTTCTTGCCCCTCAAATCTTCACATTGGCGGCCACATGGGCATCGTTAACCCTGATACTGGCCTTCCTTGGACATTCTGCGACGTTCTTACCATTCAGAGTTGCATCGACCGCGGCGTATATGCCCAGGGCGATCCAACAAAGCCCTGGTACCACCTGAGCAATGCGACGCAGCAGGTAACGATCTTCAATAATCAAACCAAAGGCCCGCGGCTGAGCGTCACTTCGCAGGCAAACGACGGCGACCTTGATGAGGCTCTCCGCGTCGTCATGGGCCGCAGACGGTTTCGCGGGATGAAGGTTGTCAATTATCGCCTTGATACTAACACCCGCAATCCGGATCAGGGTTTCTTTCAGGCCATTCATCAGGGTCCTCATGGTCCGATCCTGAGTTACGAGCAAACGATGGTGGGCCTCGGCAGCGGTGACATGATCCCGGTCGTTCCTCTGCATTACGTCGAGCGGCTCGGATCGATTGGCCAGCCGCCCGTAACCGACACGCTTTCGACGCATGCTTATTCCGGCACCGCCGTCGCACGCTACACGCACGGGCCCACCGATCCGACGACCGACGATCCCGCCCAGGTCACGATGAGCTCGATCATCAGCGGCCTGCGTAATGTCCGCGTTTATTACGACGCAGGCAATGGAGTTGTCGGAGACTATTACCGAAGAAACGATTTCGAGGAGCGGCTCACACGCCGGATCTCTCCGACGATCGATTTCGCGTCTGTCATGCCGCTGCCCGAGGAAGGTTTGTATTTCGAGGAAGGGTTTTGCATTGAGTTCATCTTTTATATTTCCTTTCAGTACAACGAGCTATATACATTTACGACAATCCAGGACGATTACGCCTCGCTGTGGATCGAAAACACGGATCTCGGCGACACGCCGATCATTGACAACGCGACATATCCGGCGACCGGCTCGGGCACGTACACGCCGTCAGCGATCAACACTCCGATCCCGGCACGCCTACGGTTCAAGCAGGCCCCGAACGTCGCACCAAATCCGTGGGGCATTATTCTGAAATGGCAGTCGGCGTCACGCAGCCTGCAGGTCGTCCCGAACGATCGCCTTTTTCGTGACGCGACCTATCAGCTCGAATTTACTACGAACCGCGTCTGGCAGATCGCCCGCATGCTCACCGACAAACGCTGGGGCTTTGGCGAAGATTACGCCGACTTCAACCTCGAGATGTGGAAATACTCGGCCGAGTGGGTCGATAGGACCGTAGGCTTTACGGATCCTTTCGGAGCCGTTTGGTATCACCGCCGGGCATCGTCCGACGTCGAACTGATCGCCCGCAAGAGCCAGCAACAGGTCGAGGATATGTGCATCGCCGGATTTCTCTCGCGTCCGTTCAAATTCAATGGCCAACTCTGCATTATGCCGCTCGAGGCGTTGAGTGAGGACGATCTCGCCGCTTGCCCGGTTTTTACCGACGAGGGCGACAGCAAAAACATTCTCTGGGAAAAGCAAGGCGACACGCTCGTTTCAACGCTGAAACCGCCCGTCAAAAAATCGCTCAATGAGATAACGAACGAGGTCAAGGTTAAGTTTGACGACGCTACACAGGACTGGGTTTCTACTCCTCTCCGTCCCGTTCGGGATACGGGCGTGCAGCTCGCCGGCGGACGTGCGAGAGGAACGACGGCACGCAAGGTTAACTCAAAGGAATATGCACTGCTCGGTGTCACCGTCGAAGGTCATGCGGTAAAAGCGGCCTGGGGCTTGCTCGATCGCGGCCCGTGTGACGAGGGCGGCCTGCAAAACAATCTCAGCTATCCGCCATTCAAGATATGGTTCGCCGACGCTCTTGATCTCCATCCTTTCAAGGTGATCAAGATCGTCAATTCGAATTACGCGAAATACGGCTTTACATACTTCCGGATCATGAAGATGGAGCGGAACAATGATCTGACCTATTCGCTCACCGTCCAGGCTTACAACGAAACCTACATGGCGTCGTTCGAGACCGAGTACGATCCGGACGATCCGCCCGTCGATTTCCCGGTGGATACCGACCCGAGCGACCCGCGGCCACCCGATCCTACACCGGAGCCGCTGCCGTGCATTCTGCAGTTCGATACGGTCGAGTACTTGAACGGCACGCTGAGCGTAAATATCGCGAATTGTTAGGAGAATTATGGCAAGCAACTATGGAGCAATGAGGTTCACGTATCAGACGACGATCGGCGTGTCGCTGAGCGTTGGGCCGGGCATCGATGTCCACGTTTACGATACGCTCGCCGAGGCCGATTCGGCGGACAGCCCGCTGACGACCGATTCTAACGGCGAGATAGCGGCCGGGAGCCTGTCAGATGTTGCCGCCGGCACGATCGTGCAATTTCGAGTCGAGAATTATAAAGGAATGGCTTTCAGCATTGCCCAAACCACCACATGATCGAATTCAGATTAGATCGCAGGCTCTCCCCTATTTCGGACATCCCGTTCGGCATTCACATGAACGGCGTGCCCGCTCCGGCCGTGCCCTCAGAATCGAACGTCGGCGAGATCTACTGGCGTTTTGAGGACGAGACCGACGCACAGCCGCAAAAGCTCGGCGAGGGCGTCGCAGGCTCAAAGGTAAACTTTCCCGTCGATCTGAAAAACCGACCGATCCGATTGTTTCTCGTCAGCCGTACAAAGAGCGGTGCCCGATCGATCGCCGCCGGCGATATCACCCAGGCCGTGCAATTACTCTTCGATCCCGGTGCGATCCCGACGACAAGCGAAACAACCGCCGAGGCCGCGGCAAATTTGGCTGTTAATGATCTAGTCTATCTCTACAACGACGGCACTATAAAAGCGGACAAATCCGACGCATCCGATGCGACAAAGCCCGTTCAGTGGTTTGTTATTGAGGCGGCCACGACCGGCAATCCGGTGCGTCTATTCGGTCCGGGCAACGTTATGACCGGCCTTACGGGTCGATCGCCAGGAGCGAATCAGTATCTATCGACAACGCCTGGCACGATGACTGAAAGCCCGGCGGCCGATCCTGCGACTGACGCGGGTAAATTAGTGCAAAAGATCGGAGTAGCATTGAGTACGACGAGCGTTGATTTCAATCCGGAAACGGGCACTGTCGTGATCGGCACCGGAGGCTCTGTGGCTTATCCGCCATCGGCACTCGGGTTGACCGATCTCGGACCGTCTGGCGGCCACGAAAGCGTTCAGCTCGACTGGACCAACAATGGCGGCACCGGCGACAACATCATCGAACGCGATTTCAACGGCGGCGGCTTTCTCGCCCATGCGACCGTCGCATTCAACGTCGCCACATACAACGACCTCCCACTCATCTCCCTCGGCCCGGACGTCACATATCGCGTCCGCAACGCATCCGTCCTCGGCTACAGCAACGCCGAGCTCATTTCTATCTAAATTTCCGACTCATGTGCACTTTCCGTGCATTGACCAAAACAAAAGGACCTGCGACAATGCCGCAAGTCCTTTGTTTTCTTGGTAGGCCGTGCAGGGATCGAACCTGCGACCCACGGATTAAGAGTCCGCGATGGTTGTCGCGTCTCGTTCGTTTGAGAGCGTACAGCCCGATTTTGACTGCTACTTTGGCGGCATACGTAATTCTCAAGGAATATGTTCTAAACCCTATCGGTGCATTAACGGTGCATTCTACACATTTTTTACACCCCCTGTTATAATAGTTAAACATGAGCATGAAAAATCGTGTGTATCGGGTTAAGAAAGGGGATCGTTTCGGCAAGCTGTGCGTGTCATCAATCGAGCCGATCAGAAGAAAAAGCCGTAAATATTGGCCATGCGTTTGCGACTGCGGCAATAAGAAGCCCATATATGAAGCCCACCTTCTAAGCGGAGAGATCACATCCTGTTTTTGCACGAAACCCACCGAAAAAGACCATCTTACATATAACTCCTGGCGGGCAATGAAAGCTCGTTGTTCACAGCCGACACACAAACAGTTTTACAACTATGGCGGCCGCGGAGTCCGGGTCTGCAGCCGTTGGCAACGGTTTAAGTATTTTCTTGAGGATATGGGCAAACGCCCTGGCAAGGAATATTCCATCGACAGGATCAACGGAGACGGACATTACGAGCCAAAAAACTGCAAATGGGCGACAGTTGAAGAGCAATTGTCCCACCGTCGCACGGAATGGCGTAACGCACCCAGCATCATAACCGCGTGCCCTTAAATCTCATGACGTTTTCCATTGCGTTTGTAGCGTCAGCCTGAAGACTGGGCTGCACATGACTATAAGTGTCGAGCGTGAGCACGACGGACGCATGGCCCAAGCGATCTGCGACGATCTTTGCATTGTAGCCCTGGATGAGCAGAAGCGTTGCACATGAATGCCGCAAGCTATATATCGTAATGTGTTTACCGAGATCGCACGCATCCGCGATGGGGCGGAAATAACGGCGAGTTAAATTGCTCATTTCTATGGGCCGCCCGATCTCATTGGGGAAAATCAAATCGTGATTAAACCATGTTCCTTTCATCGCCAGGCGATGCTCGTTCTGCTCACGACGGTGTGTTAGGAGTCGCTTTCGGAGTCCGGCAGATAGAGATATTCGCCGCCGGCTGCGGGCTGTTTTTAATTCCTTGAAATAATACCCGCCACCGCCTGACCGATTAAATTGCACTGCTTGCTGGATAAAAATGTCCGTACCATCGTAATCCCTCCATCGCAAAGCGAGATATTCTTCCGGCCGCATTCCTGTTTCAAGAGCCAACTCGAAGATGATACCGTTTTTCATCGTTCGGCAAGTCTCAGTAAAAAGAAAGGCTTCATCTGGATTTAAGACTTGGATCTCTGTTCGCGATCTCTGCGGGCGATCGGTGTGTTTACAGGGATTGGATTTGATATCGCCGCGGCGGACGCACCAGGAAAAGAAAGCATTGAGCGAAGCATGCAGATTGCGGATGGTGGTCGAGGACCGGCCGCAATCGTCATAGACCTTTTGGATGTCGCCGCGTTCGATGCGTCCGAGCTTGACGGTGCGGAGCCGGTCGAGGGCGTAGCGTCTTATTGATCCGTCGTAGCCGTCGACGGTCCGCGGGGCGAGCTTTGGTTTGATCGCGGCCAGCCAGAGCTCAAAGCATTTCTCGAACCTGACGCCGGCGAGACGGCCCTTGGCGAGCAGGACCTCCATGTCGCGGGCCTCTTCGCGGGCCTCGGCAAGCGTGCCGTCGAAAACCTTGTTGTCATAAACCCGGTTGCGGCCCGTACCTTTCGACGCACGGATCAGATATCGCCGCTCACCGAGTTTCTTGATCTGGGCCATTTGGGATCAATCCGTGCCGCTCGAAAAAGTCGCAATTGTCAGGATCAATGCCTGAGATCGCAGCATTTTCTTTGTGTCTTCCCACTCCGCCTCGGTCTCTTCGAGACAGGATTTGTGCACGACGAAATCAGGCTGAATGACGACGGTTTCTTGATCGGCCTCGAGCGGTAGTCCGCAATCTGCACATTCCATTATTCCGCGAGCCCTCCGTTTTTCTTAGTCGCAACGAGGAAGGCATTCATGTGCTTTGTCGCACTGCTGATTGCCGGAATGAACTGTATTGTCATGGATCTGGCCCATTGTTCAAACCCGATTCGCATGCAGTCCATGTTTATTTCAAAATCGAAGACACGCAACTCGGTAGCCGTGAGAGTGGGTCGCGAATTATGATCAAACCAAAATAACTGCCAATCTCCGAGACTCATTCCGCCAGCCCTCCGGCCTGAATCCAGCGGCTCAGGCGTCGTTTATCGATATGAATGATCTTGGTGCCGAGGCGGACGGACGGGAAACTATTCGTGGCCGCGTCTTTCGCCAATCCGTAGATCACTGATTTAGAAACGCCGCAGAGCTTTGCCGCTTCGTCGACCGTGATCAGCTCCGGCTCGGCCGGGACCGTGTTCACCCAGCTCGCCAGCTCTTCGCGTATCAATTGCCGTATCGCCTCGTCTGTAGACATAGAAAAACCCCTCGGGATGTGTCCCAAGGGGCTTTCGGATACATGGCGTAATTTGTTGGCATGACGATATTATTCGCGGACGGTTGATTTGTCAATCAGGAATTCGAAGCGGCTCCCTCTTCGGCTTCAATACGGGCCTCGATCAATTGGCGGATGCGTTCGCGTTCTTCGTCGCTGACGAGCTCGGGGTTGCATGTGCCACACGGAGTAAGCGGTTCATAGTTTTCGGGTTCGGTCATAAATTAAACTCCCATGTCTGATGATTGCCGCTGTTGACCCTTACCTTTGTAAATCCGGCGTTTCTGAGATCGGAAAGAGCAGGGTTTTGCGGCGATTGGAACGAATTTGCGAATGCTTCATCGAGAGTCTTGCTGGTGATCCACAGCTCGCATTCGTCGGCACCTGCGGTGTAGGCGGCGATATCTTTTGATTTCTTTTTCAGGCCAAGCTCGATGTTTCGGGCAACATCACGGCGAACGCTGATCGCCTGTATTTTGGCGGTCTGCTCAGCCTGTTGCTGCGTTGCCGCGGTTCGAATGGCAACGCTTGACCACGTCGAGAGAAAGACGATAGCTCCAAGGCCGAGGGCTAAACCTCCGACAGTCAGCAGGGGCTTTTTATTATCCTCGATGAAATATGCTGCCCGCTCGCCAAAGGTCAGATCGGTGCCGCGGGCGAGCAGCTCCTGACGGCGAAATTCCAACCGCTCGGCATTCCGCTGCTGTTCGCGTTTGCGTAGCTCCGGATCACCCAGATATTGCGGAGCGTCGGAAAACCCGCAGAACTGGCAATGCCAGTTTGCTTTATAGGTGATCGCCGCGATGATCCAGATCGGCAGCCACAGTCCGCAGAGAAACACCGCAGCTAAAATGTGCGGCACGTGGTTCATCGTCTCCTGCTTGAAGAGGCGGCTCTGGTTGCATTGTGGACAAAAGAAACTTGCCTGATTCATAAACTTAAACCTTGAGGAGAGGTGTTAAGCCGTTGGGTGAATTATGTGAGTAACCGTGCCGACGATCGCATAGTCATCATCTTCTCTGATCTCCCGATCCGGTAGTTTACCATTGGCCGGAACCAAAAACAGGCCCGGACGCCCCCGTTTGTCGTTAAGCTTCCAGCGTTTCAGTGTGTACCCGCCATTCAGATAGGCCAGGATAATATCACTAGGCTCGGGCATTCTACCAATCGCCACCATTACCCAATCGCCGCGGGCGACGTCAGGGATCATTGATTCGCCGTCGATCTGAATCAGCAAAGGCTTATAAACGCCTCGTGTTAGTAAATAATTCAGGTCCTGATATTCAAATTCGGCACTGAGCTCCATTGGCTCCCCCGCTGGAATTTTACCTATCAGGGCATCGATCAATTTATCAGATTCTTGTGTGAGTTCGTGGGCGATCATTTCTGTTGAGGTTAGCCGGTCTTACGTTTTTTTGGTTTTATACGACGCTCTATCTCCTGGATTTCATCCTCACCAATAAGCTGCTGGCGAATCATTTCTTTTGAGGAGGGGTGGCTGCTCAATTTTGCCGTGGCCACCTTAGCTCCCGATTTCGGCTCCGGAATAAAAGCGTTCATCTTTGGTTCACTTTTGAACGCCTCAGGGCTTAATTCTTTCTCTTCTCGGATTGTCTGAACGATAAATTGATGCAAAAGTCCGCTCATAGATGCCCCGCGAAGCTCCGCTGCTATCTGTAAGTCTGCCTTTATTTGCTCACTAATTCTGATTTGAATATAGGCTGCCTTTGGCATTTGAAAAGTCACTACATTGTTCATACACGCGTTCATTGGCTTATTCAAAAAAAGTTTCTAGAAATATATTGACAATGTCATGACATTGTTTTAGAGTGTCACTACATCGTCACAACGATGTTAGGACTAATGAAAAACGATACGATTCAAATTCGCATTTCCGAGGCTGAGAAAGAAGCCCTGAATGAGATCGCCTTAAAGCTCGACATCCCTGCATCGCAAATCGTTCGTGACGCGGTCAGGGCGAGGTTGGCCGAACTAAAGCAGGCTTCGGAGGAAGCAAAGGAAATAGCAATCGCATAGAACCAAGCGAAACGGTGGAGGCACCACGGCGGAAGCGGTCACAAAACGGCATCTCGCAAAGGTTCGGAGCAAGCAGGGAAATACGATCTTTAACAGATTGGCCATGAAATTCGTGGTCGATAAAGGCAGAGTGAGTGCCGCACTTTCAATCACACGGTTTGAAGCCGGGGAGCTCTGCCCTAATTTTGACAGGGGCTTTCGGGATAACAAGGCGAGTTTGTTGGCACACGTTCATCTTGTTTACACAAAGGCCTTTACTTTCGGACGGCTTGATGTGGGTCTTGCCTCCGATAACCGAAAGGGCGGCTCTCAACTCTTTGGCAAAAGGCGGCCGCCCTTTCTTTCACTCTCCAAATAAAATCAATGGCGAACGACAATGGACAAAATGAAGCGACGAAAAGGGCAGTCGCGATGCTATCGGACGAAAACCGGAAATGGCTCCAATCTTGGATAGACCAGGGCTGGAATATCACGATCAGCGAGAAATCCTACGACTGGAATGCGGTAAAACTCTTTGCGGGCGACGCCGAGCCATCCACGCTTTACGGTTTTGGTTCGCTCAACGCGATCCTGAAAGCTGTGGAAACCGAAGAATATCGCCGCAAGCTCGACTCCGAATTTGAGCGGGCTCAGACACAGCCGCCAATCGTTCATCAGTTCACGTTTTGTCTTGCATGCGGTGAGCCGGGCAATGTTTTGGACGGGTTTTGCGAGCCATGTAAGAGTGCGGGCACGGAATTCAAGGTTCCGTCAGAAAGCGAGTTTATCGATAGCACGGCAGAGTTTCTCATCGCTCCGGAGATCGCCAACATTGGCCAGCGGCTGATCAGCACGTACGAAGAAGATTTCTGGGTTATCAAGCATGCTCGAATCGATTATCTCTGGAAACGTGCTGGCGGAGAAAAGGCTGGGCGTGCGACCTTGGGCACGCTCCGAAAAGTGTCGGGCGAGCTTAAATTCTACTCTCAGAAAGACTACATCTGTGCTATCTCGGCAGATCATTGCCACGGGTTGAATCCTTTCCAGATCACCGCTCTCGTTTTCCACGAGCTTAAACACGGATATTGGGACCACGAGAAGGCGAAATATTCGCTGATCGGCCATGACTTTGAAGGCTTTAGACGCGAGGTTGAGTTGTTCGGATATTGGAAACCCGATATCAAGGCAATCGCGAAATCGTTTGCCGTCGCGAGCCAACAGAATTTATTCGAAAGCATGGGGGCACGGTCATGACGAGACGCAATGATATCAGCTTTCTTTTTTATCAGGTCATGGGACACGTCGCCCTGTTTCTCTTTGGGATCATCTTCGCCCTGAGCATGATCGGCGATAACAAAGACGTGACGATGGACACGCTCCGCGGCTGGTGGGAGATCATCTGGCGATGAGTCTGGGCCGCTCGAAATCCGAGCAGGCGGCGACAAACGTTCGGATCTATAACCGCCGATACTGGCGAACGCATAGACACACGATGCCGAGCCGCAAGGAATATTTTGCCAAACACTATCAGGCAAATCGAGAAAGGAAGCTAGCAGCCGCAAAGGCCCGAAAGGAAATCAATGGCGAGCAAAACATCGATCGAATGGACCGACTATAACTGGAATTTCCTTCGCGGCTGTTCGCGGGTGAGCGAGGGCTGCCGGAACTGTTACGCCGAGAAGATCGCCGGACGGTTTTCGGGCGAAGGTATGGCATACGCGGGACTCGCCAAAATGGTCAACCACGAAGCCCGCTGGACGGGCGAGATCAAATTCTATGAGGACGTTTTGCTCGAGCCTCTGAAATGGAAAAAGCCGCGGCGTGTCTTTGTCAATTCGATGAGCGATCTGTTTCACGAAAAGGTGACGGACGAAATGCTCGACAAGGCGTTCGCGGTCATGGCCCTGACACCTCAGCACACTTATCAGATTCTGACGAAGCGGCCGGAGCGGATGAAGGAATATTTTCGACCAGGACGACAAAACGATGTCGTGAAAGCCGTTTGTAGCTATCTAGATAGCCGTGACAAGGGCAAGCGAGGCGGACTCTCGTCAAAAATTCAATGGCTCGCTCAATACGATGGCGAATGGCCGCCGCAAAACGTCTGGCTCGGTGTTTCTTGCGAAGACCAGAAAACCGCCGACGAACGCATTCCACTCTTACTCGAAACGCCCGCTGCGATCCGCTGGATAAGTGCCGAGCCGCTGCTTGGGCCGATTGATTTAACCCAACTTCCGACTGGTCATTGGGCCTACGGCAAAGTTGACGTAATGAGCGGCTATCTCTGTGGTGACGAGCCGGATGCGATGACTGATTTCGAGGCCGATCCCGCTGGATGGATCAGAAAGCCCCCAAGCGAATGGGAACGTGGACCGCACAAGCTCGATTGGGTCGTAGTCGGCGGAGAGTCGGGACCGGGAGCGAGGTCGTGTGATATCTCGTGGATTCGCTGGATCGTTGAGCAATGCAAAGCCGCTGGTGTCCCTGCGTTTGTTAAGCAGTTCGGGGCGAGGCCGTTTATGGGCGTGAAGGGCTTTGGGCCAGTAATAAAGAACCGCAAAGGCGGCGATCCGTCCGAGTGGCCCGAAGATTTGCAGATTCGGGAGTTTCCTGACCGATCGGGTCAACAGGGTTCTGCGGCATCACCCTTCGAGCCGTGTGTCAATTGAGGCTTTTTCCTTTTTGTAGTACTGAGTCAATTGCAAAACAGGGCCGCCGGTGTTGGGAGCTGGTCACATAGCGTTCCGGCTTAGGCCGACGGTCCTTGATAAAAGCGATGGCATTGAGAAAGGAAAAACTATCGGGCGAATGTAATTGCGACGGATGCCGCCGGCAGATATGGGACTCGGGATTCATTCTCGGTCTGTGCGTGATCGGCTTCGTGATGCTGATCGTCCTGGCTTACGGTCTGAGGGCCGCGGCGAGTTTATGAAATTACTATTCCGGATCTGTGCGGTCGTTTTCGTCATCGGCGTGCTGCGGGTGATCAAGGCGAACTATGAGGAAAGAAATATATGAAGAAACTGAGCAAGAAAAACGCGGTCACGGCATATAAGGTTTTCGATCCGGACTGGACCTGCAAAGGCTTTAAGTTCGCGATCGGCAAGACCTACAAGCATGAGGGTAAAGTGAAGATCTGCCAGAGCGGTTTTCACGCATGCACCTTCGCCGGCGACTGCTTTTCTTATTACAGTTTCATCCCTACAAACAAGGTCGCCGAGGTCAGGGTCTGGGGCGAGACGGACGAAAACGATGGCGACACAAAGCTTTGTGGCTCGCAGATCGAGATCGTCCGCGAGATCGCATGGCCAGAACTGCTGACGCTCGCCAATCTCGGGAAAGATAACACCGGACATTCAAACACGGGCGACAGGAATTCGGGCGACAGTAATTCGGGCGACAGGAATTCGGGCGACAGTAATTCGGGCTCCTGGAATTCGGGCTCCTGGAATTCGGGCGACAGTAATTCGGGCTCCTGGAATTCGGGCGACAGTAATTCGGGCTACAGGAATTCGGGCGACAGGAATTCGGGCTCCTGGAATTCGGGCGACAGGAATTCGGGCGACAGTAATTCGGGCGACAGGAATTCGGGCTCCTGGAATTCGGGCTCCTGGAATTCGGGCGACAGGAATTCGGGCGACAGTAATTCGGGCTCCTGGAATTCGGGCGACAGGAATTCGGGCGACAGTAATTCGGGCTACAGGAATTCGGGAGCATTCTGCACCGACGCAAATCCCGAGGTCTGGCTATTCGACCAGCCGAGCGGCATCAAGGTTCAGGACTGGGAGCGACACCCGGCCGTTCGCATCTTAAATAACAATCTCGAAACACATCTCTGGATCTACGCAAATTCCATGTCGGACGCTGAGAAAGAGGCGAATCCGAATTGGGAAACACGCGACGGCTATCTCAAGGCGATCACGTTAAAAGAGGCGTGGGTCAATATGTGGCCGAACCTAGACGAAAAGAGCCGAAAGATCTTTTACATGCTGCCGAACTTCGACCCTCTGAAGTTCATGCAGATCACGGGCATCGATGTCAAGGTAAATGCGGAATAAACCTATATTTCGGGAGCAATTTCAGGACTTGAGACGACCGCAGCGTTTCAGAATTTCGAGCGGGCGGAAGATCTGCTGCGGGAACGGGGCCATGAGCCGGTCAATCCGATGAAAAAGGTCAGCGAGCAAGACGGCAAATCGTGGGAAGAGTACATGAAAGAAGATATCCCGATCATGCTCGAATGCGACGGCATCTTTATGCTCTCGAACTACCACGGCTCACGCGGTGCCCGGTTAGAGCTTTATGTCGCCGAGGCGTTGGGAATGGAAGTGATGCATGAGGTGAACGCATGATCGAACAAGACAGGGTCAGACAAGAATATTTAATGGTGCGGCGGACGATGAGCCAGAAGGCGATCGCGTTCGACACTGGACTTTCTGCGAGCACGCTTTCGCGGCTGGAAAGAGGAATGACCGCTCTTGATCTCGACAGCCTGGCCACGCTCGCCCGGTATCTCGGAATTCATCTGAGCGAAGGCACGATCACCCAGCCGGCTGGCGACACGCTTGCGGAGATCGGCAAGGTCATCGACGCGGACGAAACACTTTCGGAAAATGCCCGGCAGGGATTGAAAGATCTAATGAACGCCGGGTACAGGGAGCTCGCGAAGCCCGAAAGATCGCGAAATCAAACAACAAAGGAAACAAAACACAATGACTACAACGACAGCACTGCAAATGCCCGATATTGATTGGGATTCGATCGAGGGCGGCAATCAGGAATTTACCGACGTTTATCCACGCATTCAATGGATCCACGGAAAGAAGGCCCTCAAGCAATTGGGCGAGAACAGCCTCGGTTATCGCGGCGGGCTATTTATCCCGGCTGATCAGTTCCCGGGCCTTATCGCCGAGGGATGGACGGAAGCGACCTTTACGGCTTCAAACGGCAAAGAGATCGACGGCTATCATTCGACCGAGGCAAAAATATCGGTCATCCGGCTCAAAAAGTTTTGGGATGACGACGGCTCGCATGTTCATGCGATCTGCTGCCTAAAAGGCGTCGATGCCGTTTTCTCGCTGCAGGTCGGCGGGCTGAGCAAAGGTCAGGCATTCATCAACGCCTTTGCCGGACATCGCAACCAGGTCGTCGCGATGGCGAACCGCAACAAACCGCCCGGAGCGAATTCGCTTGAGCCATGTGCTCTCTGGTTTCTCGTTTCGCCGGGCCCGCATTCGCAAGCGTTTTCAAAAGCCAACGCAGATAAATCGAGCGAGGTTACCGAGCCGGTTTTGAATGTGCCGAAAGAGATCACGGTCGATTATGTCCGCGGGCTCTGGGTTGGTACCGACAGCTACAAACGCTTTATCGAGATATTTAAGGAAACCGAGGCGTGGCAGACGCAGATCCCGAAACGCAGCCTGCAGGCCGACAGCAATTTCCCTGAGTATGCAGGTTCGGACGGCAGCGGTGAATCGTTTGAGCGAGCTCCGGAGCAACGCCTGCAGCATTTGATCGGGCTGATCCATGCAAAGAATCAGGACGAAAAACAGACCGCAATGGCATACAGTCTCGGCACGACCGATCGGATATCGAATCTATCGAAAACCGAGACCGAGAATGCCATCGCGGCTTTGAAATTGCTGTGAGCGTAAACATTCCAGCATCGGGGCGGCTGATGACGGCTGATGAGCGTGAGCGGATGGAAGAGCATCTTCGCATCGGCAATGAGGTCATCGAATCGGACAGCTTTCAGTTCATGAGCCGCCTCGATCAAAACAGGTTCGTCGCCGAACACGGGGCGATCAAGGCAAGGCTCGAGGAAGATGATCGGATGCGTGTCAACCACTCAATCCTGGAATCGGACGACGCGAAGGAAAGGATGATGGAGCTGTGAATTATGGCTGATCAATTCAAAACTCTATGGGAATGCGGCGAGTGCTTTGAGATCTATATGTGCTGCGAGGTGGCGAAGGCGACAACATGTCATTTCGATGCACATCCGCTCTATCGCTGCGAGGTCTGCGGCCGAGATCGCGACACCGAAGCCGATGCCCGCTCATGCTGCTTTAAGATCGCCAACCCGATACCAGCCGCCAGACGCGAGGTCGAAACACGTCCGCTGCCCGCATATCTGTCGGAGCCCGAGCTCGGCGTCAGGAGAAAGATCGAGCAACTTCCCTTAATAAACTTTGATGAGGTGGGAGCGTGAATGGCAAAGCTACCGGCGTTGCAGTTCTATCCCGCCGACTGGCGAAAAGATCCGGGCGTGCAAGCCCTTAACTACTTCGACCGTGGCGTGTGGTTTGAGATTCTCTGTTTTATGCACGAATCCGAGCAACGCGGCAGGTTATTACTCGCTGGTAGACCACTACCCGATGATGCCTTGGCCCGTCTGCTCGGTTTGGATAAGCAAGCTCTCAAATCAACACTGTCACGGTTGATCGAATATGGAGTGGCGTCGCGAGATGCAGAGGGGGTTTTGGTCAACAGACGGATGGTTCGGGATGAAGAGATCCGACAAATAAGGGTCGAGGCTGGCAAAAAGGGCGGAAATCCCGCTTTGCTTAACCAAAATCCAACCACCCAGGTTAACCAAAATTCAACCCCTTCATCTTCTTCTTCATCTTCACCTTCGAAGAAAGAAACTACTAACGTAGTTTCTAGGCGAGGCGAACGGATTCCGGATGATTTTACAGTCGATCCGGAAATGATCGAATGGGCGAAAGAGAACTGCACGGGCGTCAGCTATACCGCTGAGTCCGAGAAGTTCGTGAATTACTACAAAGCCAAGACCGGCAAGGACGCGACCAAACTCGATTGGCCCGCAACCTGGCGGAACTGGATGCTGAATGCGAGGGACCGATATGGAGCAACCCGAAATGGCACCAACGAAACACGAGAACACCCAAATGCAAAGGCTGCCCGCGAATGGGCTGAGCTTAAACGACAAGTCGAGGGCTAAGCTGCTACTTCAACTCGGCGGCATCGTGAACAAGATCCGTGTCGTCCAGGGCTGGAACCTGCTGCCTCCGATGGAAACGGAACCGATCGCATTGATCTGGGCCGAACAATTTGAACGCTTTGGAGTCGAACCAGCGGCCTACAACGAGATCGTCAATCGAGCTATCGACCATCGCCTCTGGTTTCTACGAAAAGGCGAGAAACCGCCCGAGCTGACCATCGAACTTCTGGTCATGGTCTATCAGCAATATCGATCCGAACAGCGGGACATCGAGGAAAACAAAAAGAGGGAAGACCAATGGAAGGACTACGAGAGATCTGGCAACGCCTCGCCGATGATCTCAACTCCGGCAAGATAAAAATGGCCCATTATCGCGAATGCCCAAGCTGTTTTAACACGGGCTGGAAGTTCATCAAACAGAGCGACGAGATGAACCGCATTCATGAGGGCGTGATCAAATGCCAGGATTGTAATTTCTGGTTCAAGAGCTATGCTGACCGGGCCGCCTAACCCCCGACAAGGATCAACCATAGGAGAAAGTATGGAAACGAAAAAAGCAAAAACTGAAACAGCTTGTACCGCTTGCGGGATGTACTCGGCAACGCCCCGCGAATATCATCCGTGGGCGGTGTGTGAGCTATTCAAAGCGACGCGCAATTCAAACTCCGTTCGAGTCAATATCAAGGCCGTGATCGAGTACGGCATGAAGGCTCAGAAAGCAGGGATATCGGCTGAAGATGCGATGGCAGATTTTAATGCCCCCGACAAGGATCAACCATGACGATAGGGAAGCCGGTCTGGTGGCTCACAAAAGACGGCGATTTGGATTTGCTAAAAGCGTATGAAGGGCATTATTCAGCATACAAATATCGAGACGGGCGAAAGCGAACGCAATGTTTCGGCCCCGGCGAATGTATCGTCCTTAGAACGCTCGATGCTCTTGCCTTTTGGGGATGGCGAAAGTTCATTGATGACTGCATTAACATCGACACCGGAGAGCGACAAACCGGCGTCAATAACAACATCTTCGCCAATCACTCGAAAGGTAAATATCTCTCGTCCGAGCTTGTGCGACAAGGCTGACCGAATCGCTGATTTCTGCTGGCCTGGTGAAAGGCACTATACCTATATCGATCCGAAAAAGATTAGGTCAACAAACCCTGGATTTTGTTACATCGTTGCCGGATGGAAGCGATGCGGGCACACAAAAAGCGGACTGATAATTTTAGACAAGGATCAACCATAGGAGAACAAATGCCTGACAACTTAATCGAACGCGCAAGAGAGTTTTGCCGCGAGATGGGATGGAATGAGAGTAGCTCTTATCTGATGGCCGCCTTTGTCCGCAGTCTCGAACAGTGGACGCCGCTTCGGAGCGAAGATGATTTGCCGCCAGATGGAAAACAGTATATCTGGGCTTATCGGAATTTGCCCGGCTCTGTTACGGCAATCTATAAACCGCGTCAAGACACGTTAGATAGTTGGTGGGTTAATGAATTTTCTGCATATCGAGAAATCGAACCCTATCAACCGCAGGGAGAAGTGACTTGTCCCTAAAAACGGAACTTCTCAAGCAACGCTTTCGGTAACCCGATACGTTAACGCTTGATCCCGTAGCCCACGGGCAAGAATAATTTTAGAGGAAACAATATCTCGATGTTCAGACAGACCGCAAACCAGACAGTGATGCCAGCGAACGGACAAGTTCTTTTTGACCGGCGCTCCACACGTACAGGTCTGACTGGTGTTTCGTGGGTCTACTTCAATCAACTGTCTATCAGCCCTTTCAGCCTTATATTTCAGTTGGAAAAAGAAACTCGACCACGAAGCATCGAGGATTTGTTTAGAGAGAATGCCACGAGACATCCCCTTGATATTGAGTTTTTCGACTGCGACCAAACCGTAGTGCCGAATCAGCCAAGTCGAGACTTTGTGTTGAAAATCCGAGCGCTTGTTAAGAATCTTGTGGTGAAGCACACGCAGTTGGGCGACTGCCCTGCGTCTGCGATTCGAGCCTTTCTTTCTTCGGGCCACTCGACGTTGAGCCACGCGAAGTTGTTTTTGTGCCGTTTCAAAGAATCTCGGATTGTCTACCTGCGTTCCGTCGGACAAGGTAGCGAAGGCTTCAATGCCGACATCAATTCCAATAGCATCTCGCGATGTCGGCAATGGATTTGGAGGTATGCCTTCACAGGAAATAATTGCATACCATTTCAAACCCTCGCGTTTAATGGATATCTCTTTAATGTTCCCTTCGATCGGTCGGTGGAGTTTAATCTTCAAATTACCGATGAGGGACAGATTGAGTTTGCCGTCCTTAAAGCGAAAACCTACTTTATTGTAGAAAAACGAATTAAAGAAGGACTTGCCCTTAAATCGTGGATACCCCGGCTTCTCGCCATTCTTAATACGACGAAAGAAAGCCTTAAAAGCTTTATCAACCTGGCGCAGGGTTTGCAAGCACACGCGAGCTTGTACCGCCATATAGTCTGGATTCAATTTTCTGATATCGGGGATCTGCTTGCTCTGGTCAAAGAAAGAGACGCTTTTTCTGTTCAATCGCCATGCATCACGTCTTTCTTGCACGGCGGCATTATAGAGATCGCGCAAAAGATGAAGCGAATGTTCCAGTGTATCGGCTTGGTTTTTGGTTGGGAAAATCCGATATTTATATGACATTCGCACGTACTAATTATAACAGAATAAAGGCGGTTAGAGATGATAAATAACAAAAGAATTTTCAAAGGAGATAGGAGGAACCGATGGAACAGACGGCGACTGACATCAAACTGCCCAATATTGATTTTGCGGCATTAGACACTGAAATCGAGATTGCCTTTACCGAGGAAGTTGAAAGCTATATTCGCAACCTTCCTTGGTCAGAAACGACAGCCGACGAAACTAAAACCCTAGTCGCTGGCAACATCCGTGCTTATGCTCGTCGTGAACGGATCACTGGACCGCTAAACGGGTTTATCACAAAACTGGCGGAACGGCTGTCGGCACTTGGCAAAGAAAACGCCACGCTTCTCACGGAGAACGCTGAACTGAAGGCCAAGCTGGCGGAGGCGGAGAAGGTTATTGCCGCGTTTGCTCAGTATGACGGCACGGCTCTATTTGCTGGCGTTCAGCATCAGTTTATCGACATGGCGAAGAATTATCTCAAGGAGCGAAACACATGACCGAACAACTCTGCCAATGTGCCATTCGCCCAATAATTGCGGCTCGTGGATGTTATGACAAATGCCCAAAGTGCGGGAAACCTTATGACCCTATTGGTCTCACCCCGCCGGTTGACGAGCGAGAGAAGGCGAAAGCGGAAGCGTGGGAATCGAACCACGAAAACGCCCACATCTATTACGAGAATGGATTTAAGCATGGCTTCGACGCTGGCTGGAATGCAAGAGACGCGGAGGTCGAGAGGCTGAAGGGGGCGTTGGAGTCTTACAAGTCGCGGGTCCTTCCCCGGCCTTGAATTTTCGAGGGTATCGCACGACTGGATGGGTAGAATAACTGATCAAAAAAATCGCATTTCATCATCGTAGGAATTTTAGAATATGCCAATTTGCAGTAAGTGTCGGAAAGAAAAAAGTAGCCGAGATTTTCCTAAAAACAAAGCCCGTCTCAATGGTCTTGATTCATATTGTCTTGAGTGCAATAGGATCCGACAGCGGGCGCGATACGCGGCAACCCATCCCGGACGTCAGCCCCGCAAATTAAAGCCCTTTATTAAGATCACTGAGGCCGAATGGGCCATTCGAAAGGCAGCATCGAAAGAAAGAGCAAGGCAGAGAGCAAAACAAAAAACATTTGATCCCGACGAGAAGGCGAAAGGACGTATTCGGAAAAACGCTTGGAGAAAGCGGAACCTCGAACTAGCAAGAAAACGAGACCGATTACAGGGGATTCGCTCTTATTGGATGGAAAAGGCCAAAAAACTCGGTGGCAATCCGATGGACCTCTACCGTGCCAACCTCGAATGCCAATTTCGTAGAGAGCAAGAACGCATTCAGCCATCGCCGAAAAAGAAATGCACCAAATGCGGAGAAGTCCGACCTAGAGATCAATTTCCCGCCAGACCTAAGAGCTCCGATGGCCTTGATAGTAATTGCAAAACCTGCCGTTCGGTAAGAACAAAAAATTGGGCACAACGGAACCGGAAACACCTCGCAGACCTCGCTCGCCAACGCTACCGCTCCTCCACGACCATTCGTGAAGCATCCCACATGCGGAGCAAGGCCGCTAAATATAAACGCAAGGCCATTCTAAAAACTGCGAAGTCTGATTTAACTCTCGACCAATGGACGGCCATCAAAGCCGCCTACGGCTACCGCTGTGCCTACTGTCGTCAGCAAAAGCCGCTGACACAGGATCACGTGATCCCAGTTTCGAAAGGCGGACCGCATACAGCAAGCAACATCGTGCCGGCATGCCGATCTTGCAACAGTTCAAAGGGTGCGAATCCGCCCAAAGTCGCGTTTCAGCAGCACTTAATAGCATAAGAATTCATCATCAATGGCAGGTATCGAGCATGATCAGAGATTAGCTGGTTTCCGGTTTGCAGAGAAACTTGACCTGCTCGCCGCCGAGGCCCCCGACGTTCTGACCGAGAAGGCGGTTCACCAGGTCGCCCAGCGGATCCGCAATCGATACGCTTACACTCCGAGGCTTCGCAAGGCCGAGATCTTCGCACGCATCCGACGCGGAGCGGCTTCGATCGCGGAGCTGGTAGACGAGACGGGTTTTCACAAAGATGAGGTCTACGAATTAACCAAAGAGCTTGAGGCTGAGGGTCAGGTTCGGTTCGATCGAGCCCCTGCGATAGGCCGCGGCCGTCCGCCGATTCGCATTTTCGCCGCTACGATAGCTAATTTTTCCCCCCCTAAAACTTAAATACAGCAGAAAAATCTTACCCTTTGGGCATGGTGAGCTGGCGGGAATGCAAAAGTTTGTTGAAACTCCGTGATCAGGTGAACGCACTCTGGCCGAATCGCGACAAAGCATCTGACGGGACGGCCGGGGATCTTGCCCATAGCCAACGTAAATCGGATCACAATCCAAACGCAGCTGGCGTGGTAACAGCTTGGGATTGCGATCGTGAGCTTGGAGGACAGCCCGAAGGCTCAAATGACGGCCCGACAGTCGCTATCCTCGTCGCCAAGCTACAGGCCTCGAAAGATCCCCGCATTAAATACCTGATCTGGAATGCTCAGATAACCGTCAAGGGTGACATCTCCAGGTGGAAACCGTATACCGGAGCGAACGCTCACAAACATCACTGCCACATATCCGTCTCGGCGGATCCGCATCTCTACGACGATGACAGCGATTGGAATTTAACGGCCTCTCCGCAGCCAACACAGCCCGTCCAGGCAGTGCCCGTAAATCTTGCGTTGGGTTCTAAAGGTGAGGCCGTTAAATCTCTGCAGGAAGCATTGGCCGGGCATGGTTTTGCCGTCACGATCGACGGCGACTTCGGCCCGAATACGCAGAAAGCGGTCAAGGCATTTCAGGCCGCGTTTCATCTTCGGCCTGACGGCATCGCCGGTCCGAATACCATGAAGGAACTAGGACTTTAACCGAACACAGGAGATAGCCCACGATGCTTTTTGAAGATCCGGTAGTTGTAAAAACCGCCATCTCAGCAACAGCCGCAGCGTATAACGCTCTCGCGACGGCCATGACCTGCTTTCTGGTAATGCTGGCGACGGCATATCAAAGCTCGCGGACACGGCCGGATGACTTCGAAGTTCTTCAGTGGCTCAAGGCGAATGTCAGCCGATTCACCGTCGGTGCGATCGTCCTGGCTTTGTTTTCCGGGCTCACATATATGGTTCCCGATGTCTCGAAGCTGCTTTTAATGTTGGGCTTCAACATGGACAGCAACATACCAGTATCGTTCGGGCTGGCACTCGCGGCATTCCTGCTCGGAGCCACGAAGAAAGACACGCCGCCGGCAGATACGGGGCAGTCAGGTTAGGAGATTCTATGAAGAAAATTCTCAGCGTGTTTATTGTTCTCTGGTCGCTCATTATGTGCGGATGCCCAGCTGATTCGCCGACACGTAAGGCGGCTAAAGCATCCTTCGAGTTGTCAGGCATCACCCTTGATGTTGTGAATGCCACAGCGAAAGCATACGACGCGGGGATCATTTCCCTAGCCGTCAAAGATAAGATGGCTGCGGCTGAAAAGAAGATTGCGGAAGGCGGGGCCCACTTCAATGATCTGCTTGCGGGATTTATCAAACAATACCCGAACGGCCAGATCCCTGCCGACAAACTTGGCTTGCTCAACTCGATCTTTAGCGGCGATATCGTCACTCCGTTCTTGCAAATCCTCGAACAGATCAAGGTCCTAAGCCCGACGCAAGCGGGTTATTTATCGGCGGCAATCAGTACGCTCCGCACAGCTCTCCTTGTTATCGCAGGGGTTTTTGCAGATGCCGGACTCCCGGATATGCGGTTTACATTGGCGTCAGCTTAGGAGGAAACAGATGGGAATTGTTAATACAGCCGAGGTTCTTATGGAAATAGGAACCGATCTCATTTATGGGGAACTGAAACGCCGAGCGGCTTCCCAGGGCATGTCGGTTGATGAGCTCGTTGCGAAAGCTAAAGAGAACTGGCAAAACGCAGAAACGGCGGCCGATGATCTTGCGAACAAAGGCCACGAATGAATGTTTTCGGGTGGCTTAGAGGTTTATTTATGGGAGACAGAGATCATCACGTTGACCGGGAATATGAACGCATACATTTCACTTTAGATATCTCAGAGTTCACGGCGGAAACTCTGAAAGCTATTTTCTCACCGCCTCCTACGCCGCCACCGATGGTCGCGGTCAGCTTTATTTTTAACAAAGTCCGGGACAACAAAACCGGCGAATACGTCACAGGAGATATAAAAATGGCAAAGAAAGATTTTGGTTTTAGCACAAGAGTTGAAGCGGTGCCTGTAGGGCCGGCCGGCTCGGATTATGAGCACGGCTCAGCCGCATGGTCGATCCAGGCCCAGAACTCAGATGGAGCCGACCGCTCGGCAGATTACACATTAACGGTCGATCCGGCAAACGAATTGGCAGTTGACATTCAGCATTCGGGCACGACCGAAAGCACGGCATTGCTGTCGCTTCACGCTGACGGCGATCCAGACGCAGATGAGACGGCACCGGTAGTCGGAACGCTTGACTTTGTTGTCGACGCTCCGAACGTTACCGCGTTCACGTTGTCGGAAGTTACACCGACTGTTTAATTGTTTTCGCGGGCGAGTCAGGACTTGGTTTTTTAGAGCAAATTCGTTTAGGCACTCGCCCGCCTTTTTCTTTAGATCAGGTGCGGATCGCCTGAAAGTTCTCTCCTCACTTTCAAAAATTCCGCAAGGCAGGTACTGGATGAATGGACCTTTTAGATGTGACGGAGCCCGCAGAAATATCCACTGATCGGAAACTTCCAATGTGGTATGAAGGCAAAACATATAAAAGCCTTATTGCTGTTTTAGCGATCACGCGGTGGCTCGTTGTCGCCGTCGTTTTTGGCTTTGGCGTGTACATCTATCAGCGTGATGTGAATGCCCAGACGACCGTTAATCTCTCAGACGTTCAGCGGGAATTGACCGAGACCAGGGCTCTCATCAACGAACGCAAGGCTGAACGCGACAGGCAGATCGACGTTTTGTCCTCGCACATGCTGACCAAAGAGGTTTTTGATGAACGCTCAGCAGCGATCAACCAACGGCTCGACCGCATTGAGCACATGACCGAGCAGATACTTTTGAAACAAGGCGGCGGCAATCCATGATCGGCTTAAAAATCATTCAAACTGCCCGCCCTCCATCGTGGCAAAACATTGTCAAACAGATCGAGTTTGGCACGGCGGTGGGGCTCACACAGACCGCGAAAGACGGCCAGAAAGCGAGTCAGGATGCCCTTCGGGGCACTTTTATTATCCGTAATAAGTGGCCTGAGATCGGCCCTTATGCGATCAAGATCAAGCCGGCGACGAAAAATGACCTGGCGAGCGAGGTCCGCACGGCCGCAGATTGGCTCGTGGCACATGAAACAGGCGAGGACAAGAAAGCAAAGAGCGGCGATGTGGCCGTTCCGACCGACCAGGTCAGGCGAAATAAGCGGCTGATCATTCCTCGCGGCCAGCGTCCGCGGGGTTTAGGCGACAAGGTTTTCGTGTTGAAAACAAAACACGGCCCGGTGCTTGCCCAGCGGATCAGCCGGGGCAAGCGAAAAGGCCTGATCGTGCTTTACGGCCTCGAAAAGTCAGTTCGGATACGTAAACAGTCGACATTCTACGCACCGATCCAGGCGGTCGTTAAACGCAACCTCGATCGCAACATCAAGGCAGGAATTGAAAGGGCACTGGCAACAGCAAAATGAGCAGCGTGGCGTTAAAAATTCAACCGAGCGGCGAGTGGCTATCCGAATCCGAGATCGCCAAGCGGTGCAAATTGCATCGTCAGACGGTTGCGTCGCGGCTTGAGGACCTCGGATACGAGCCTGATCCGGAGCGTTCAAAGACGAAAAACAAGGTCCATTTCTTCGATGATGAGATGGAATTTGCCCTGAAATCGGCAAAAGACACGGTTTCGGCGATGAAAATTCGCCAATTACGGGCGGATGCACAGCTAAAAGAGCTGAAACTGGCCGAGCAGCGTGCCGAATTGGTGTCGATCGCCGAGGTCACGGACTTTGCACAGCGTTTCATGAAGACCTTCTATGAAGAGTTTGCCGTCCGCCAGCCAAAACGCATCGCCCTGCAGCTCGTCAAGGCAAAGACGCAGGCAGCGGTCCGCAAGATCCTGAAAACCGACACCGACCGGACCATGAAGCTCGTGAGGACCAATTTCGAACGATTTATCGATGGGTAGGTATTCAGCATCAGCAGTAAAGGCTTTTCAGACGGGCATCGAGCTCGCGATACCCGATGAAATGTCGACGCCTTCGTGGGCTGAGACGTATCGCTTTGTCGATCGCGGATCGCGTAAGGGTAAATGGTCGAACGAGACTGTGCCTTTTCTGACCGAGATCATGGCGTGTGCCGATGATCCTGCTATCCGCGAGATCGTGTTCCAAAAATCGTCGCAGGTCGGTGGCTCCGAGATCATAAACAACATTTTCGGCCGCCGGATCGCACTTGCACCGACGGAGATGATCTATTGTGCTGAAAAAGAGGATAAGGCAAAGGCCTGGACGCAGGAGTCTTTTGATCCGATGGTTCGTGCTACGCCGACGCTTAAACGGCTCATTTCGGACCAGCCCGAGGACAATAACCAAAAGGTCAAGCGGTACGCCGGCGGCGGATTGTATATCGTCTGGGCGACCTCGCCCGCCGAGCTGTCATCGCGGCCCGCACAGGTCATTGCCTTCGATGAAAAGGCCGGTTACAAGCCGACAGCCGAGGGCGACCCGGTCAAGCTCGGGCAGGCACGTCAAAAAACCTATGACGGCGAGGAGCTGACCATTATCAACTCGACTCCTCGGCGTTGCGGCTGCGGAAGCGGCGAAACGTGCGGCGATGTCGTCCACGACTTCGAACGCGGCGACCGTCGTGAGTTTTACGTCCCGTGCCCGCATTGTGACGAGTTTCAGACGCTCAAATTCGGCGGTAAAGATTGCTCTTTCGGCCTGAAATGGGACTCGGAAACACCTGAAACGCCCTGGTATCTGTGCGAACACTGCTCTGCGATCATCGAGGAATTTGACCGCGACGAAATGCTTGCCCGGGGCCGCTGGGTTGCTGACGGCCCGTTCAATGGCATCGCGAGCTTCAAGATAAACCAGCTTTATTCGCCGTTCGTTTCGTGGGGCCGGATGGTGATCGACTGGCTCGAAGCGTGCAAGTCCGTGCCAAAGCTTGAGGTTTTTACCAACACCGTTCTCGGCGAGGTCTGGAAACCGATCGAGCAGATCCAGTACGAGGACCTTGCGTGGAATCTCGAAGCCTATCCGGTTCAGGTTCCGTCCGGCGTTCTGCTTTTGACCGCCGGCGTTGACGTCCAGAAAGACCGTCTCGAGTGCGAGGTCGTCGGTTGGGGAAAGGATGATGAGTCGTGGTCAATCGACTATCGCGTGTTCGAAGGCATGACCGGCAACGAGCCGCCCGACCCTGAATTTGACGAGGACGAAGATCTCGAACCGCTGAGCAGCGTTTGGGACGATCTTGCCCTGTTTCTCGCGTCCAGTTTCCGCGGGGAAGGCACGCAGACGTTTCGCGTCCAGTGTGCGGGCATCGATTCGGGATATTTGCCGACTCGCGTCTACCGATTCTGCAAGAAATACGCGGCAAAACGCTGGTTTGCGGTCAAGGGCGGCAGCGATCCTTTCCGTCCGCTGCTTTCAAAACCGACGATGTCGGGCCGGAATCCAAAGGTCCGGTTGTTCACGATCGGCACCAACGCGGCAAAAGACGAGGTTTTTGCGGCTCTCAAGGTCGAAAAGCCAGGTCCCGGCTACTGTCATTTTCCCGATCGTCCGCCATACAACGAGGAAGCTCACATGAAGCAGCTCGCCAGCGAGAAAATGGTGACACACGTCCGCGGCGGGCGTTCGTATCGTGTTTATGAAAAGGTCGGGCCCAATGTCCGCAACGAGGCTCTCGATATCCGCGTCTACGCGACAGCCGCCCGGGCGATCCTCAATCCGAACTATGAGGCCATCGCAAAACGTCGCCTGCAGCACACCGAGGCCGCCGATCGTCCGCCGGAAGAGCCGACGGATGACAACACGCCGCCGCCGGAACCGAGCGAGCCGACTCGGTCACCAAAAGGAAAGGTCGTGCCGTTTCGCGGAGGCAGTTTGACGAAAAACAATCCGTTCGGAGGATACAAGGCTTGAAAAAGGATTCGGCGGACCGGGCCGGGATCTTTGAACAGAATTCCTTTGCGGGCTTTCTGAGCGAGGAAAATTCACCGGTTCGCCGGATGTAACAAGAGGGAATTATGGCAAGAACAACCGAGCCGACGACTATCACGACGCGTGAAGAGGTTCATTGGAAAAAATCCTATCACGATTATCCGGCGACGCTATGGCAGCTGAATTATTACTTCCGCAGCCATCTCGGCGTCGGTTTTAATGCTGCGTGGTCGACGGAGATCACAGCGGACGGGACGGGCTTTGACATCGTTGTCCCGGCATCGAAGACGGACGACGTGACGGTTGCGGGTCAATACACGTGGCAGGCGTGGCTGACCGAGATAGCCGATTCGACAAATAAGATCAATATCGAAAACGGTACCGTGCAGATCTGTCTTGGTTTCGATCCGGCGTCGACAGCCGCCGTGGAGACGCGTTCGCCCGCCAAGATAATGCTCGACACGATCGACGCCGCCTTGCTGGCGTTTGCCACGAGCGATATCGAGGAGTACGAGATCACGACGCCCGCCGGGTCTCGTAAAGTTCAGCGATCTAACAAAACGCAGCTTACGGAACAGCGGAAATATTGGGCCGGGATCGTGACAAACGAGATCGCCCGCGAAGGTGCCAAAAAAGGAAAGCCGTTGATGAATAACATTTACATGAAGGTTTACGATGCATAATCAACCTAAAAAGAAACTGGCGGCTCGACTGTATGACGCCATATTTCCGCCGAAACAGATGAAACGCAGCTATGCGGCAGCCAAGGCCAGCCGTCTTAATGCGGGCTGGTCGATGCAGCCGACGGGTGTGAATTGGGAAACACGCGTCTCGCTTCCGGCTCTGATCGCACGCTCGAGGCAAGCGGCCCGCGACGATCTGCACATCGTGAATTATCTGCGGCTGATGCGTGCGAACGTCATCGGCTGCGAGGGCATCAAGCTTCAATCAAACGCCCGCAGTCCCCGCGGAAAGCTGAACGTGAAACTAAACCAGACGGTCGAGGAAGCCTGGTGGAAATGGAGCCACGCCGAGACGTGTACGGTTAGCGGAAAGCTCGACTGGAAAGGCGTTCAGGATCTCGCGGTGACACAGATCGAGCGGGACGGTGCGTTCCTGATCCAGATGATCGAGGCCGACAATGACTTTGGTTTTGCCCTCAAAACATGGGATGTGCTGTGGCTCGATCAAACCTTCAGCCAGATATTAAATAACGGCAATCGCATCATCATGTCGGTCGAGATCGACGTCAACGATAAGCCTGTCGCTTATTACATGACGACGCCGCAAACCGAGCTCAATTTCACACGCGACCGGACCCGTGTACGCATCCCAGCCGAGCAGATCATCCACGGCGTGCTTTACCACGATGACGAGTCGCAGGTCCACGGCATTCCCGGGACGGTGCCGGCTTTGCTGCCGGCGAAAAACGCTTACAGCTATAACGAGGGCGTCGTGATGCAGGCCCGCGTTTCCGCCAATACATTCGGCGTACTGAAAAATACGATGCCCGACGGCGAGGCACAGTTCACCGGGTCGGAGGACTCTGAAGGAAACGCCCGGCATCCTTTTATCGAATCGTCACCGCTTGCGATCACACCGCTTTTGCCGGGGTGGGAGCTGCAGCAGCTCGATCCAAAACAGCCGACGCAAAACCATTCGGCATTTAAGAAAACGCTCGACATGGACATCGCGACGGGTCTCGGCGTGCCTTATTTTCTGTTGATGGGCGACTGGGAAGCGGTCAATTTCAGTTCGTCACGCGGCGGCCTCGGTGAGTTTCGTGAACGATGCAAAGCCTATCAGGCGTTCCTCGCCATGACCCTCTCTCGCAGGGTGTTTAATGCGTGGCTGCGGCAAGCGTGGCTGAAGGGTGCTTTAACGCTGACGCCCGCCGAATACGAAGAGGTTCAAAATCCCGCTTGGCAGCCCCGCGGCTTTGATTACATCGATCCGACAAAAGACATCAATGCCGACGTGACCGCTCTTGAAAACAAGCTCGATACGTACACCAATATCCTTGGGCGTCAAGGCATCGACCTCCCCGATCATCTCGCGGTGCTCAAAGCCGAGCAGGAGCTTGCTAAATCAATGGGCATCGATCTCGCACCTGTTTCCAGCGTCAAGGTGACGGAAAACGCTCCGCCGCCTGCCGATACAACGGGCGGAGCCAATGCCGATGACACATCCGGCGACAACCCGCCAGCCAGTCGTGCCCTGACGAATGGGCACAATTTCGAGCATATCGAGCAGTGAGGAGCACAATATAGGGTATTTTTTCCCCCCCTAAAAATTAAATCGTTTGTAAATTTACTAATCTCTTAGCCGAACACGGATAGTTCCCGTTTTCGGCCTTTTTTCTATGCCTGACAACCTGACGCGAGATCAGATCATTCGCAAAGCGACGTCCGAGTCGCACAAACGGTCATTCACGATCGAGCGTGCGGATGCCGGCGTTGCCGATGATCGTACCGTCGAGATGGCCTTTGCGTCTGATATCCCCTGCGAACATTTCTCTTATCGGCTTTGGGATTACGTCGACATAAAGCTCTCGATGGATAAAAAGGCGATGAGGCCCGATCGGCTAATGAATGGAGCCGCATTGCTCGCCGATCACGACCCGACAGACCAGATCGGCGTCGTCGAAAGTTTCTCGATAGATACCAAGGACGGCAAGGCGAGGGCAAACGTTCGCTTTTCGAAATCCGCCCGCGGCCAGGAAATTTACCAGGACGTACTTGACGGCATCCGCCGAAACGTCAGTGTCGGATTTTCGATACACAAGCTTGTACTCGAGGAAGAGAACGAAGACGGCAACGATCTTTACAGGGCGGACGACTGGGAACCGTTCGAGCTCTCGATAGTATCCATCCCCGCCGACATCAGTGTCGGTGTAGGCCGATCCCTTGAAACAGTTTCACAGCCCGAGACACGGGCAATTTCTACAAACGGAGATAACACGATGACACCTGAAGAAATCGCGGCCCAGAAAGCCGCTGAGGCAGCAAAGCTTGCGGCAGCTCCGGCTGTAGAAACCCGTACGGCCGAAGAGGCCAAGTCGGTCGCGGACGTTCAAAACCAGATCAAGTTCGGAGCCACCTTCGGTTTCGAAAAGGAAGTTCGCGAAGCTTCCCTGGCCAATCCCGATTTCACGATGGCCGATGCCCGCATGCTCGTCCAGCAGCTGAAAGGCAAAGCTGACGACGTTGCGAAACGCGTCTCGCCCGTGCGTGCGATAGATACCGAGGCGAGCACACTCGGCAACGCCTTCGTCACGACTGAGGAATACCGAAGCATCGTGCCGAAGTCGAGACAGAAACGCAGCATCTTCGTTGAAACCAACATTCTGCCAAGCGAGCTGTTCAAGCGGACGACGTACAGCGGCTCGGGCGACAGCCTGACCGGTTACGACCGCGTGCCGGGCGTCTTTGAGCTTGGCGTTCAGCCGCCAACGGTCGCCGACCTGTTCATGCAGGCACAGACCGATCAGCCGACAGTTCGCTACATGCGGGAAGTTTCATACACCAACGCGGCCCTCGCGGTGCTCGAAGGCGATGATAAGCCCGAGGCGTCGTTCGATCTTGAAGAGGTTGACGCAGCAGTCCGCAAGGTTGCCGTCTGGACCAAGGTCACCGACGAAACGCTCGAGGATTTCTCGCAGATCCGTCCATATCTCGATCAACGCCTCTCACTCATGGTCCGCACCAAGATCGACTCCGACCTGCTCAACGGCACGGGCACGGCACCGCAGATAGCGGGACTGCTCGGAACCTCAGGCATTCAGACGTCAGAAATGGCCAGCAACACGGCGGTCAAGCTCGCCGAGGCGATCATGCACGCGATCACGCTGGTCCGCTCGGTCGGCTTCTTTGAGCCGGACGGGATCGTGATACACCCGAACGATTACGAAAAGCTCCGCCTTGCGGTTGACGGCAACACGCAGTATTACGGCGGCGGATTCTTCCAGAACCAGTACGGCGTCGGCCCGACGCCTACATCTCCTCCGATCTGGGGCCTTAACGTTGTGCAGACGACCGCAATCAGCGAGATCGATCTCGCGACGCCCGGTGCCTCGAACAAAGGTCCGATCGTCGGTGCCTTTAAGCTCGGCGGTGCCGTGTTTTATCGCAACGGCCTGGCGATCGAATCAACGAATACCGATCAAGACGACTTCATCATGAAT